ATTTACACCATAGGCTATATTCTCTTGCGCCTCTATCTGTGCAATTATTTCCATGTCTTCTAAGTTCATTAGTAAATTCCTATACAATACTTCGGTTGTTATATGTTATCTTCTCACCACCCCATGACTCATTCTTCATTTGTTCTACTGAAGTAGCCATGTATCTAAAGGCATCTGCACCATGACTGTATTCATCATGTAAAGGTGCGCCTGGTTCATTAGTGGATGAGTTAATTGACCTCTTATAATTCTTTAAACATTCTAATAGTCTTTGTGCTGACTTATCAAAATAGCATTTATGAAAGTGCATTCTAGCTATCTTAATACCTGACTCTATACTTGATACTGGCACTATGCGAACAGTCCAGCCTTGTTTCCTCATAATGTCTTCTGCTGATAATCCTGACTTATAATCTCTAGACTTACCATCATGCGGTAAGAACATTGTACCCCAATTATAGTTTAGTGACCTTATCTCAGATGAGAAACTGTCTAATGTCCTATGATTATCTTCTATGTATTTAATAATGCGTATATCAGATACACCACGTTGACATAATATGATAGCCATAGAGTCGTTAAACCCTAAGTCAAACACTACATGAACCTTTAGCATAGGGTCATAAGGTACAGTTGTTATACGGTTACCTTCTTGTGCTTCACGTATCTCGTTAGAGTATATAGCACCATCTACAGCAGCCTTACAATCACCTTCCCAGATGTTTGCATAGTCAGGGTTAGTCTTTAAGCTATGTTGCCTCTCAATTTCCAAGACCTCTGGGAACCAAGGATTGTCTGTGTAATTCACCTTAACTACCTTAGCATTGTCAGGTGTTTCTACCACAAATCTTTTATATGTGTCGTCTGTATCTATATTTGGGTTAAATGACACCCAAATTTCTGAATTAGGTTTACGTATCGTAGGAATAAGTATATCCCATGATTTTTTACTAACGGTCTGAGCCTCTTCTACCCATACAATGTCACAGCCTTCAAACGACTTTATAGACTCAACAGTATTTGTAGCAAGACCAGTAAAACTGAACGTACTGCCGTTAAGACCTCTAATCTCTGTTTCCAATACTTCATAGAAAGGCCCTAGACCTAATGCTTGTATCTGGTCATTGAGCAAAGTATGAACTGATTGCTTGATACTGCGTTGTATCTCTCTAGCACATAAAACACGTGTTGGCTCACTAGCTGCTTTTATAAGCAATGCTCTAGCCATAGACCATGACTTACCACTTCCTCTACCGCCATAAGCCACTTTATATCTATGTGGCTGAAATAAGAAATCTAGTTTATCAGGAAACTTGGCTGTCGTCTGGCTTGACAAAGACAATTCCTATCCCAGAAGGTAAGTCTTTACCATCTGCACCTGTTAATTCTTGTGTTGCCACTGCTTTACCATCTAATCTGTCACCTACTTCTTTAATAGCACCTAGGTCGCCTTCTATGGCCTTCTCGTATAACTTCTCTGCAATAGCATGTATACGTTTATAGTCTTCTTGGACCGCTAATTTCCTAATTGTATTTGCCCATATCCTGTTGTTTTTATTAGAATTTGTATTACCGACTGGGGCTCCTACTTTAGACTCTTTATCTTCATTATTATCCATTGTTATGCAACTCCTTATAGGTTGGTTGCCCTCTGTTATAGTTCTGACTCTTTATTGTTACCTTTAAGTGGATATATCATGCGTTGATATGTTTCCCACCATTCTTGGGCATAATCTGTAGACTGATAATCTTTAAAGCACGGCGTACCCAAAGTATGATGTATTAGTTTAGCGTCTGGGTTATATTCGTATTCTGTTTCTAGCCAATTCCATGTTTCGTCTAGTTTACCTACTTGTTCTTCAGGATACTTGAGCCATTGAAACCTATGTAAGTATTTACCTGTTTGCTCTTGAATAAACTTAGGTGTTAACTGACGGTTTAACCAATGTGAGCAGTTCCATAAAATAACTGAACTCCAATTTTTCTTTTCGTAATCTTCGTTTTTTGCACCTAAGTACTTAACAGGATGCTTTGTTTTATAACTGTGCTTAACAACTTTTACTGCTTCGTCATTATCAAAGTTAGCTAGTATCTCTGCTATGTCTGTACGGCATATCATATCGCCATCAACAAAAAGCGCGATACCTTTAAAGTTATTTAGATATGGCACTAGAAAGCGTGAATAGATAAATGCGTTACTACCGTCTGTATGTGTTTCTTTGTAATCTTTTAAAGTGTTTAATGCTAATGGTGTAAAACTTACCGGTATAGAAGATTTTTCAATGACTGATTGACAGAAATTATGATAAGCAATTGGTTCTACCTTGCCATCATACCCTACATATATATCTAATTTTACCATTACCAGTGATGTATTGCATTTATAATAAGAGTGATATTAGCTATTACTGCTAAAGCTATATAAAGCCATTTAGCGTTTCTTACCTTTGCCTTTACTATCTTTACCTTTTCCATATTTCTTCATTATATCACCATTTAACCTTGTTGGCCCAGTAAGCTGCACTCATTTTACCTTTTGCAATGTTTTTAGCGTGTCTTGCTTTAAATGACTTTGCTCTATCTGTATTTGTTTTGTCACCACTTACACCTTTTTGACCAAAGCGTATAAGTTTTTCTTGGTCACCATCTTTAGCCAATACTGCATGTGATTTAGTAGGATGACTAGGTGTTCTCTTAGGTTTGTTATAACCTGAGAACGTTTCTTTACCTTTTTTAATCATTTCTTTTTCTTAGTTGCTGACTGTTTTAAAGCCATTGCAGTTGGTGCGCCTTTAGAACCAACCTTACGCATTTTTTCTCCACTGCCTGCGGCAATACGTTTACGTTTAGCATGGATATTAGCCCATAAACCTGGTTTACTTGCCACGTTTTGCTGCCTTTTTCATAGGTTTAGCTGTCATAGCTTTGCCTGTTTTTTTTGCGTATGATTTAGCTTCTTTTTTTCCCTTAGCATCATAAGAGAATTTTTTCATTCCGACCATTGGCATAATTATTTACCTTTCTTTTTAGCCATGCCAGCTTCTGATAAAGCAATAGCAATAGCTTGTTTAGGAGACTTAACTACTTTACCACCTTTACCTGAATGTAATGAGCCTGTTTTAAATTCCTTCATCACTTTGCCCACTTTCGCCATCTTGCCTTTTTTTGTTGTTGGTTTTTTCATTTGGTATCCTTATAAACATATGTTCAAATTGACAATCAGGGCAAACAAGATAACCGGTTGAGTCAAAGACATCACCGCACTGCTCACACACATTAATATTCATGATAAAAAAAATCCCACCGAAGTGGGATAATGGGAGATTATATAAACGATGGAGACTATTCGGCCATCAACCTAGGATTATATTACAATTTTGATTAAAAGTAAACTATTTTATGCGTTTATTTTGCGAGATGCTATAGTTAATAAATTGTCAATTGCAAGTTCTAATTTATATTCATATGCAAATGGTTTTTTAGAACTTAAATACTTGTGATACAAAGCGTCTTGCTGTTCAGGTGGTAGATTATGAATTAATGTATCTATAATTCTAATATTATCTTGGTCTTGAGTTAATATTAATTCATTAAACGAATCTTCAGTAGAAGCACCTCCAGAACTCATTACTAATGACCTAGAAGGAAAACCTAATCTATGTGTAGGCTTTTTCATCCATTGTGCCCAACCATCTAAAATCTCTAATAACCTATTTGTATCTAACATTATGAAACATCAACTTCTTTGACATGCCATCTGTTATTTTTTTTATACCAACCATGTATAATGATACGCCATTCAGCATCTCTTAAATGTTTTATAGAATCACTATTAGTTATTTTCTTTAGTCTAGCGCCAACATTAGTAAGTGTTGTGGTTTGAATACCAACTGTTTCTCCTGTTTCTGATATTGCTAATATGTCAATAATACCAAATAAATCTACTCTAACTCTTCCCCAACTGTTCCATTTTTCTACTACTTGAGATAGTGGATAATTTTCTTTTTGTAATTTTTTTAAAGTTAACTGAGTTGGACTAGTTGCCATTGTCTATCTTTTCTAATTCACCTGTAGATTTATTAAGTTCATACTCAATCAAATGCGGTGATGTATCATCACCTTTCTTTTTCTTATTAAATATTTTATCCCAATTATCTTCAAACTTAGGTCTATCTGAAAACGGTCTTGGTGCGCTGCCTTTTCCCATTATAATATTCCTATCATTTCATGTTCCCAAAGATATTGCATTGTACCTATATAAGCTCTGTTCCACATATCTCGTTTTTCTTCTTTGTTTAAATCTTTACCCATATCTAATTTATAATGGCATTCAAAACATAATGCCGCAATTAAAGCATCTGAAACTTTAATACCCATGCCTTTGCCCTCATTACGATGAGCGGCGCATATAGTTTCTGATTGTATACCACAATGTTGACATGGTATATCCCTTACAAGTTTAATTAGTTTAGTATTGCGGTATATCATTATTAAATTTAAACCCGTATTCATGTGCAAAACGTTCTACATTTCTATTATACTCTGAAAACTCTTCAGTGTTTAATGAACTTGTAGATTTAATTACTATAACTGGTTGACCAGCAATTTCTTTTTGCTCTGCTAAAAACTTGTATTTTAATAAATCATGAAGTTCAATATCGGTATAACCCAAATAAGACCCCAATTCTTTTAACATTAACCAATAACGGTCATTTTGTGATATTGATCTAATATATTTATGCTCACTAATATTAACTCTCCAATTTTTACTTAAGTCTAGCGTTCTTAATTTGTCTATTAAAATTGGTAAATTCAGTTTTGTTAAATTCCACTTTATCATAATCTCTCCATTTATCACTTTTAAGTACTTGACCATTATTTAATGTAATTTTATATTCACATGGACCAAATTGTTTATACCATTCAGTTTCTTCAAAATTCATATTGGTGTATCCTTATAACGTAAAGACTTTGGTTCAAACCATAGTGGAATTTTACCTTCCCATTCAAAATGCCTTTGTTTTGTTAAATTCATATATGCGTCTGGTGTAATTTTAATTTGATCTTCAGATAAATTATTAAATGCAATATCTTCCTCTTTCTTTTTATTTCTGAAAACACTACATACATTATCAGCAAGGTTAGTTATGTTACTACTACCCATCACGTCAAATTTAGAAGGTGCTTGATTAAACTCGTCCATTGTTTTTCTACTATGTGCTACAAGATGAATATGTATATTAAGGTCTCTTGCTGCAATAGCTAATTGATCGCAAAATTTCTTTTGACCATTATAATCATCTTCATTAATAGAGCACTTCATTAAACTGTCTACTACAAAATGCTGTATACCTAATTGCTCCGCGCCATAATAAATAACTGATAATACTTTATTGGCATTGGTAGAACCTAATTGATCATATATCCAAAGTTTATTATCTGCTTTATTTAAAAACTCTTCAATATAACTATCTGTCGGCATATCACTACCTAATGATTGACGTATAAATCTTGCTAATGTTGCTTTTGGTGTCATTTCAAAACTAGCTACTAAACATTTATAATTTTTTAACAAGTGTAAAATAATATAATTTAATAACATACTTTTGCCATGCCCTGAATAACCGGACCAAATTGTAAATTCGCCTAAACGTAAACGCCAAAGGTCATGCGTTTTACTAAACGGTAAAATCGCACCGCTTTGTATCTCACCATTAAAGTAACGTATTGTATGTTCCAAATAAGTACTAGGACTTTTAATTTTAAGATATTCATCTGATTCCCTTCTAAAAAAATAATTTTTAATTTGATCTTCATTTATAACTAATTTATTTAATGTGTCTTCTAATGACATAATATATAAGCATCCTTAATTCGTTGGTATGCTAATATTAATCGTTCTTTATCTTGTTCTATTAAAGTTTTTCCTTTAGATAATTCTAATGCTGCTAATGTACATAATAAAATTTCATTAGATAAAGATGATAAAACAACGTAAGGATTAAATGCCCTTTTAACTGGTTTCATATGATCTTCAAGTCTATTGGGAAATAAATTATCAAAAGTTAAACCAACAGCATCTAAAATATCATTTGTGTTACATCCAGAAAAACAATGTATTAATATTCTTCCATCGTTAACAAGTTTAATACCAACACTAGGTGATTTATCTTCATGAACTGGGCAAAGACATTGCCATTGATCATTGCCTGATTTATATACCTTTTGAAACTTGGAAAGTATTTCATTTATCTCCATATAATCTCCTTTTATATTATTTTTTATATTATATTATTATATTATCTTATATAGCACACACTTTGTATATAGCAATTATATATCAATTATATATCAATTATATCATCTTGCTCAAACCAATTGTCTAACTCTTTTAACTTATTGATTATAAATTCTTTTGTTGTATGCAACCTAAATGCTATTTTACGTTCATCTGGTAAAATACCATTTTTTTCAGAAGCTAAACACCACAGCTCAAAAAGTATTGATTTTTGTTCGTATGTAAGATCATGCCAGTCAGGATCGTTTAAAATATCTCGACCATAAACCTTAAACCAAATCATTGAACTTTTATTTTTAAAGTGTTGAAATTTATTCCAATTTCTTATTTTTTTCATATAATCTCCAGAATACTACAAGTGTAAATATAACTTTACCTGATTAATAATCCATTTAGAACCCCCTAATGATTTAATAATATCTTTATATTCTATTGGCAGTGTGTATTTAACTCCAATAGTTTCAATTGTATTTTTAGGTCTACCTGCACCTTTTCTTTTGCCGCCTCTTGGCATATCATTTCTCCTTAAAAAATTGATAAAAAATATTATATCACACAATTTGAAAAAAAGTGTTTACTTTTCCTATAGTTATAATATATGATTATATTGTAATTTATATCAACATTGGAGATAAGAATGGCAAATGAATTTGGAAAAGCAATAGATAAAACATTTTTAAGTATAGATCAGGCTGAAACGAGAGGGTTTTTACATAGAGATTACATTGCTCATTGCTTAAGATGGACTCATGTAGTAAAATGGATATCTGCAAATGGTAGATATAAAACAGCTAAAATACTTGATATAGGATGCGGTAAAGAAATGCCATTAGCAAAATTATTACATTCTTCAAGACTTGCTCCATTGTTTTATGCTGCAGCTGATGTTTCTAAAATAGAAATGCCTCAACATTTTGCTACGTCAACATGGAAACCTCATCAACTATTATCTGAAACAGATGCCGCTTTGTTAACTGTAGATAAATTAAATTACCAACCAAACGTTATAGTTTGTTTTGAAGTTTTAGAACATATAGAACCTGAGCATTGCAGAAGAATGATGTTAAACTTTTCTAAGTTAATAGAACAAGGAGGAACAGTTTTTTTATCTACTCCATGTTATGACAGTAAAGTTGGTGCTGCAGCAAACCATGTTAATGAAATGACATATAATGCATTTGGAGCAGCATTAGAAGATACAGGTTGGGAAATTGTTGGTCATTGGGGTACATTTGCATCAATTAAAGATTATAAAGATTATTTAACTGAAGATTTAAAACAAATATTTGATAAATTTAAAACATATTATGACTCTAATTATTTAGCAACAATTTTTGCACCATTATTTCCACATTTATCAAGAAATTGTATTTGGGAATTAAAGTTTAATCCAGAAAGAAACCCAAGATTATTTCCAAGTTTAAAAGATGTGGAAGGACCATGGGGCAGTAGTAGCAAATGGCAAGAATTATTAATTTAAAAGGATTATATGAAGACAAATTATCAAGATGTAGTTGAATTTCATAACAAATTTGGTTTGAAATATGAAGGTAAACCTATAGCATTAGATAAATCTACTCAGGCATATCGCGCACATTTTTTGGAAGAAGAGTTAAATGAATTTATTTTAAGTGCAAATTTGGATGATGTAGTAGGTATGGCAGATGCATTGGTTGATATTGTTTATGTTGCAATGGGAACTGCATATATGATGGGTTTACCTTGGCAGCAACTATGGGATGAAGTACAACGTTCAAATATGGATAAAGTAAGAGCATCTGATGCATCACAGTCAAAGCGTAAAAATTCATTAGATGTTGTTAAACCACAAGGTTGGGTAGGTCCTGACTTAAAACGTATTATTGAAAGTGTATAACGGAATCTACTATGAATGAAAAACTATTGTATACAAAAATTTACAGAGATTTACATGTAAGAGGTAAAGAACGCTCACCACGTGGAATGTTAACAAAAGAACTAGAAAATTATCATATAGATTTTTTACCATATCATAAATTTATTAATTTTGAATCACGTAAGTTAAATATAAATTATATTAAAAAAGAAATTCAATGGTATTTTAAAGGTAGTTTAGAAGACTTGAGTATTTGTAATGAAGCTGCAATATGGAAAAAATGTGTAACTAATGGAAAATTGCATAGTAATTATGGTTACTATTTATTTACTAAAGCTGGTCTTGGTTTTGTAGTTAATGAATTAACAAGAGATAAAGACTCACGCCGCGCATTGGTATCTATATTTAATTCTCATCAACATTTGTTTTCTGATAATAATGATGTACCTTGTACATCCACTTTAGGTTTTAGAATTAGAGATGGTGTTTTAAATATGACTGTACACATGCGTAGTCAAGATGCTATTTATGGTTTAGGTAATGACTTACCATTTTTTAATTTATGTTGGGAAATTGTGGCTGTCGCACTTAATATACCGCAAGGTCGATATCATCATTTTGTAGAATCATTTCATGTATATGAACGGCATTTTAATATGTTAGATACAATATTACATAAAGATACATTTTATGAAATAAAAAGACCAAAGATTGATTTATCTGATGCGCAGCAATTATTAAATGGTTTATATCCATCGCATGGCGGTGAATTTATTAAATGGTTGCATAATGAGACCTAGTATAGACAAATATTTTATAACTATGGCAAAACTTGCAGCATCAAGAGGTACATGTATACGCCGTAAAGTTGGTTGTATTCTTGTGTCAAAAGAAAATCAAGTACTTGCTACAGGTTATAACGGCGTGCCATCTGGTTTTGATCATTGTATAGATATTCCATGTGAAGGCGCTTATTATGAATCAGGTCAAGGTCTTGATAAATGTGAATCTATTCATGCCGAAATGAATGCTGTTATTAATTGTAAAGATGTAAAAGAAATATATACAGCATATTGCACTACAGCACCTTGTGTGCATTGTATTAAAGTATTACTTAACACAGGATGTAAAAGACTTGTTATGGCAGAACCTTATCCTCATTCTGAAGTAAGTCAACGCCTATGGGAACAAGGAGGTAGAATATGGGATACAATAAAAGTTGTTAAAAATCAATAACTTACAAATATTGAAAAAAAGTGTGTACATTTCAAAATAACAAGTGTAGAATATCTTTACGTTAATTAAATATGGGGATTATATGAAATTACGAACAATGATATTAAGTGCGATTGCTTTTTGGCTTTATGTAGCTTTTTGTATATATATGATGGGTAAAGTTGGGGGACTTATATAATGGAACGATGGTTAGATTATGATGAATATTTAGACCAACAAGAATTTTGGCGTCAAAAAGAATTAGAAGAGCAGCATCAACTTGAACAACAAGAGAAACATGATGGATAATTGGGGTTGGAATAAAGATAAACATTATACATGGTATAACCAATGGCACTTTAAAACTCCTAGAACATACCGTGAAAGATATGGTGTTGAATATAAACCCATAAAAAGTGAATTAGAAAAGCAACGTGATTTTAAACAAGGTGTGTTATTATTTTTAATTGTAATATTATTTTATGGAGTATTAGAATGGATGATTTAGACGCAATTATTATGCAAATTCAACTAGCTACTCAAGAATTAAAAGATGATAATGACAGGTTTGAAAGACAACAAAGAGCGATACAAAACTTAAGACAATCGGAGAATGTAAATGAAATACACAGAACTACGCAAGATTAATGTTAATGAACATATTGAAAAGAAAAACGGTCTATCATATTTATCATGGGCATGGGCAGTAGATACATTACTGCAGCAAGATCCATCTGCTACATGGGACTATAAAGAACCTAAACAGTTTGGTGATACTTTAATGGTATTTTGTTCTGTTACTGCGTTTGGTAAAATAATGACAGCGCAACTACCTGTGTTAGATTATCGCAATAAAGCAATTATTAACCCTGATGCTATGGCAGTTAATACTGCTATGCAGCGTTGTTTAGCTAAAGCTATTGCATTACATGGCATTGGGTTATATATATACAGCGGTGAAGATATCCCAGAGTCTGAAAAAGTTGAAGAAGTTATTACAGAAAAAGATATTGAATTAGCTAAAGTTGGTTTATATACAGCAAACAATGATGGTAAATTAAAAGAAGCATTTTTTAAACTTACACCTCAAATGCAAGATAAATTACGTGACTATGCCAATGAACTTAAGAAAGCAGCATGAGTCATTTGCTAGATAAACGTAGGCATAATATTGTAACAGCATCTAATGCTTGGGCTTCTGTAAACGAAAGACAAAAACTTTGGCGTCAAATGACTTTAAGAGAAGCTCCATTTGAAGGCAATGAAATGACTGAATGGGGTAATTTACATGAGAAAGATGCTTTGTCTGAGTTTGAAAAAAGTATGAGTGATATATGCGAATCAGGTAATAAACTTATAGTGCATAATAGTTTACCTATAGGTGCTAGTCCTGATGCATTTTACAATGGTGACCCAGTAGAGTTTAAATGTCCATTTACACAAGAATTTTATGATGGAATACCAGATAGATATTATTGGCAAGTTCAAATGCAAATACATTGCTGCGATCGTGAACAAGGATGGTTTAGTGTTTGGACCCCAAGTGGTATAACTGTAGAGTTAGTTAAGAAAGATGATAAATGGTTAGAGTGGTACAAACCATTATTATTAGAATTTATGCAATTTGTTGAGTCTGACACAGAACCAACACGATGGAAGAAAAAACCTATTTACACTAAGGAGAACTAGCATGGCACAGTATGATAACACAAACACATTTACATTATTTGTTAATGACAAGGGTGAAAACCCAAAACGACCAGATTGGACTGGGAATATGAATGTTGATGGTATTGAATTTAGACTATCAGGTTGGATACGCGAAAGCGCAAAAGGTAAGTTTGTTTCAGGCACTGTACAATTAAAAGAAAACAAAAACACGGAATATAGTAAACCTGCGGCAGAAGGTGAAGACATGCCTTTTTAGACATGTCCTCATAATGCAATTACTTATTCATTACATACATTGTGACTTCAAAGCCAAAACGCATTTCTGTAGCTGCTGGAGTTGTCCACATAATATTTCTCCTTAAAATGTATATGCATAATTGCACAATACAATAAGATTATATAAAATTTAAGACTTAAAATATACTGTAAATACATTAAGTTTATACTAGTAAATTATTTAAAAGGCAAATATAATGACAATTTTTACAAGATGGGCAATTGTATTTAAACATGACAAATCACCATTAGATGAATGTTTATATATTCATAAAGCAAAAGCTGAGTCAAAATTAAATTTAATAAATAATAAAAATAAATTTGAAATTCAACAAGTTGCATTAATGAATAAAAATTTAATTCAAAATAAATCTAATGGATATACATAACTTAGAATTAGACGTTTCATGTTATGCGACAGCGGTGTACCATGAAGTTAATAATAGAACACTAGAAGAAAAGGTAGGTGTTATAAATGTTATACGTAATAGGTTACATACTGGTTATTGGGGTCGTGATGTATGTTCTGTTGTTTATGCTAATGGTCAGTTTATTGGGGTTACGGATGAACGTCATTTACCCATTAATGAAAGGGCGTATTTGGAAACTAAACTTTTGGTTATTGATACGATTGTCCATAATAAACATGCTAACCCAGTTGCAAATGCTTTATATTTCCATGATGACTCAATACCGCAAAAAAAAGAATGGTTTGGTAAACGCAAAAAAACGCACATAGGAAGGATGGTGTTTTACTAATGGCTAAAAAAGAACCTGTAGCATGGCTTTATGAGGAGTTTGATGTTAGGTCTGGTGATTTAAAGAAGTCTTATTTATGGTCATTTCATCCTAATCAGCTTTCATATTTAAACGACCTAAAAAATACAACGCATCATATTAAGATAACACCATTAGTTCCTGGTGAACCCATAGAGGAATATAAAGTATTATCTAAATATGATAGTAAACGTCTTGTAGAGGCTAACAATGGATTATAAATGGAAAGGTACTGCTGAACTAATTGTTGGTATTATTATTGGGTCAGCAATTACATGGGGAATTATGGAATATAAATGTACTGTTAAACAATACAGTATGAATTTAAAATGTATTCAAGGTGAATTATACGAAGAAATTAAACCTAATATCTTTGCTAAAAGTCATCTAGAATGTTTCGAGCAAACTAGACTATAGGAGAAAATATGTATACACAACTTGATGATTTAAAGCATGCTAATTTAATTAAAGAATATTTAGAAAAAACCCCAGAAGCAACACGTAAAGATTTGAGTGTCGCATTGAGATTAAACTATAGAAGATTAATAAAATTACATACCGAAGGTGTTATTATGTTGCCTAATCCAACACCTTTTAACCAAAGAAATAAACCAAAAACAGTAAGATTATAATACACTTTTTATCATTTATATGTTATTATAATAATACTATATTTAACAAGGACTTATTTTATGACAGATATTAATAATATTTTAGATGAACGTGGCAATCGTTATGGTGATTTTTCATCAAATGCAACAACAACACAATTAATAAAACAAGCAATTAATCTTGGTGACACTGCTAATAAGTTAGCATTTTATCAGCGAGAGTCATTAGAAATGATTGCTCATAAAATAAGCCGTATTGTAAATGGCGATGCAAATTATATGGATTCATGGGTTGATATTGTAGGTTATGCACAATTAGTAATTGATAAATTACAACGTGATAAAAATGAAATTCAAGAGTTAGTTAATACTTTTGAAGATGATATTATATTTAGTAATACTGATGAAGATAATAATGATATGCAAACTACTGCGTTTTTAGAAAGACTTGAGGATTTAGATGACTAAAATATATTGGATATTTATTGTAATCATGGCCGGATTAGCTATTTTTTGGACTGAAGAAGTATTTAGTCAAACTACTACTATATTAGCACCTGATGGTTCTGTAACAGTTTGTCAAGTTGGTTCAAATGGAATAATTATTTGTGTCTAATGGAATGAGAAATCAAATGGCAAGTCATACTGACTTTGGTTTTTTAAAAGGATTATTTGAAGATAGTCCTAAAATTATGCCATCTAACTTAGATATGGTATACGGCATTAATGATAAGTTTTTATTGGCAGAATGGAAACGTGATAATGAAGAAATTTCAGAAGGTCAAAAAATACTTCTTAAAGCCTTATCAAAGAAACCTAATTTTACTGTAATACTTATTAATGGATATTCAGATAATACAGGTATTCATATTTCAAAATATTATCAAATATCACAAACATCACTTATTTATCTTGGAAATTCAATAGATAGTCTTAAAGATTACATTAAAACTTGGTATAAACTAGCAAAACGTATTTAAAACGCACGCAGTCATCCATAGAGACACTTTTATTATAAATTGATATGTATATATAGGGCATATTAAAATAATGTCTCTAAGGCCACTTATTTTAAGTCAAATAACATTTTT